TCGCCAGACGGTATAATACCACTCCAGCGATCAAAAATGATAAGGCCACGATAATCGTGAACGCCGATAGATTCTAGGTCCAGCGGCTTGTCAAGTTCCTTCTCCTGCCCCTTGAGCGCAATCAACGCACCCGCGCCACCAAACAACCGTGCTTTAGTGATAGCTTCACGGACCTTAGACCGCGAATTAGTCCGCCGAACAGCGCGGTCAATTCGTGTCAAATCCTTTGGGTCCATGTCACTAGTTATCGTGGGCCAAGTTTTGACAATGTCTTCAGCAGGTGCTAAGACGATACGCCGCGCGATCCATGACGACTCGAAGAATGAAATTACTTGCCAGTAATTCAGGGACCAACGAACTAGCGGGTATTCTCCAAAGTTCTCAAGGCTTGACGTACCGTAACCAGTACGCGCAACTTGGTTACTGAAAGCGTCTGCTATGCGCGCGATGTTAGCCGCGTTAGCGCCAGCAGTAGGCCCAACCAAGCCCATCCTGTCTTCACGGTCACTTACCTTTTTGCGCCGCGAGTAACGCTTACCGGTGGGAGCCTCACGCGCATCAAATAGAGTGTCAAGAGCGGAGCGGGCCGCTGTTTGCTTACGAGATGACATAACTCAGCAGCCCTCCTCTTTCCCTCTTAGACTTCCACACCGAGATCAACTTCGGCAGGTGTTAACCAAATACATTGTTCTTCAGAAAAGCAGATCGGCCTTACATCATCACCGTTCTTCACAAAGGCCCAGAGCAGTCGTTTGCTTGGCGACACTATCTCTTTTAAGATAGCGCCGTCAAGTTCCATGCCGTTAACTACAAGAACGTCATCTTTATGAACTATAATCATTCGTCGTGCGGGCATAGTCGTAATCCTCCCAGACACGCGCCATGCCCGCCGTGCGAGCGAAGACTTATTGCTGAACGTAACTGATAAGTCCCTGCGCAGTTGTTACAGTACCGCCAGTGACCAAGCACAGAGCATTGCCAACTGGCGCTGCGACTAGCACTCCGCCCCAGCCCAGCGAAACTGGTTGTGATGCACTGAGCGCCATGGCTCCTGTTAGAGCCGTAGTACCAGTGCCGCAACTAGACCCTGTACCATATTCAAATAACGCGGTAGCAGCTGAACCGCCGGACGCCGTTGCCTGGCAAATGTAAATAGATTTACCAGCTGCCAATGCCACAAGCTGCGTAGTCGTCGCGCTAGACACGTTGATTACAGCACTAGACGTTGCCACATTCGGGTTCTTACAAGGATCACCGAAGTTTGCTGCCACCACAGCTATAGCTGGGCTGAAGCTCACAGTAATAGTTCCCGCAGTCGGGTAAGTGGAGCAAGCGTAAGTAGCTACGTAGTTGTCACCAGTGCCCACGCCAGTAGGGTTCACTGCCAACAACTGAACACCAGTAGCTGGAGTGAAGCTGATGGTGGCGACGGCTGCAGATGGTGTAGCGGCGTTATTGCTTTGGAATGCCAATGCGATAGAGCAGCCGGACGGCGAGCCAGTAATACCAGCCTCAGTAACCTCAAGTGAGCCAGCACCGGTGAACTCTGGTAGACGGATTGGAGCGCTGACGGAAGTGGCTGTAGCCGCGACACCGGTGAACAAACTAACACCACTCATGGCTTGGTAGCTGATGGAAGGTACTTGGGCGAAAGATGGCAGCGCCGTGAAGAGGCTGAGTGCCGCCAAGAGACATGCGATGATATACTTCTTCATGGTGCTGTGTTCTCCTTGGGTTTGTAGTTCAGTGTGGGGTTTTGATGTTTGTGAAATTAAGTGACTAGGCACGGTGGTTACTGACAAACCTAACCTTGACCACCACGCCATCCACGTATCGGCTTCATTTTGCTTAGTTCTTCGTTTACCGCATTTGACATATTGCGGTATTTTAGTGCTACCGGATAATTGTCGCTAGGACTAAACATCGACTTAGTCACTGGTTTTGAAGTTTCTGGGCAAAACGCCTTCTTACCATTGAGTATCGCAGTGTGCCGTGCTATTCGTCCATTAACGACATAAGTAGGCTCTTGACAATAAGGGCACCGCATATCATCATTTGAATCTCTAGCCGCGGCCCTGTCGATTATGGCATCTAATGCCCTATGCGCTCTTTCACGGTTCATATCTGCTCCATCAAGCCGCCAACAACTGCGAATTGGCGAACTGTATTTTGAATTGCTGTTTATTCATCATGTGGATCGTGCCGTTGTGATAAACCTTGGCTGGGAAGCTGATGTCATCTACGGATAGGCAAGGCTCAGCGTAACACCGATCATTAGGAGCTTCGCCAGCGTGGTAGTGGCCAAGCTTGCTCGCTATACCGTCTAGTGCTTCAGGCGATGGTGGCTCATTCCAGAAGATGATGACACCATCCATGTGGGCGTGGCTGTTACGCACCCTTGCATCCTTGGAAGTCCGCCAGATATACGCATCAATCCCAAGGTCTTCAGCTCTTGCGCGAGTTAGGGCTGCACCAGCCTTTGAAGTCTCCGTCCTTGAGATAAGCTGCACGCGTGAACGGAGAAGCTCTGGGAACCTGGCACGCATCATTTTATTGATAGTGCCAGACCGTGCACCGGATTGCTGGGCTTTAGTTACTTCATCAGTGAGTGTCTGTGCAGCTTCTAACGGGATGCTGCTGATGTAAGCTGCATTCTCACGAATGATGGTAGCAATACGTGCGCCGGTGGCCGTACCAGTTAGCTCTTTTTGAAGCAGGCCGTAGAGCTTCCTGGCATTTGTGGACTTAGCGGCAGCGGCACGCCATGTCTTCATGTTTGAAGCATGGGTCCAACTGACCATGCGCCTAGCCAGCTCCGTGGACGCTGCCTGAATGTCCTCGCGCTTGGATACTTCAGCCATCGACCTGAGCCAATCATCAAGTGATTGTTCAGGCATGATAGGACGCAGTATTCGGCCAATGATGGACCGCATTCCACTAGCATACTCGCGCTGGACGCGCTTTGGTAAATCGAACTTTGGTGGCGTCGGCATTCAAGCGCCTCCTACTGAGTTTCTTAGCGGCCATTCTTTTTACGCCATTCTGCCACTGCGCACTCTTGCTTAGTGCTTTGTTCTACTATGGCACAATGTTGCGGCGGCAACCAGAGATAACGGAACCGCCCTAGCTTCTCATCCTTCATATCAGGCTTCACGCGGGCGAGCTTACCGTGGGAAAGTCTGAGATTTATGACTCCTTCGACTGGGCCGCCTGCTTCACGCAGCTTCTCAAGCACCTTTTGAATGAACCCATCAGGCGAGCAACCTTGTGCTGCCATCTCACTCAGCTCAAACCAGTCAAGTGTTATTGGGATGGGGAGTTCATTAACGCCTGGAAGTTCTAATACGGCGGTACTCATCAGCGCACCACCACGACTTCACCTTGGTTGGTGATCTTGACTTTACAGCAGGAAATGGCATTCAGCGCTTCGCACATCGCACGGCGCTTCTTACGAACCTTGAACCACTCGAACAGATACTTCACACTGACTCTCCTTGCAAGAGATGAATAAAAAGACCGCACCGTCGTCGTTGACCGTTCGGCGGCGCGGTGTGGAGTAAACTCTTTACCACCGTTTCTTAGGTGGTTGGTACGTCCTTAAATCGTAATCCTGCGGCCCTACGGTCTCCGTGGTGGAACTGCCGAGGCGGTGGATAAGGGAAAGGATGAACGCTGCCCACAAGAGCGTGGTGGGCTTTAGGGAGTCGTGAGCGCTACCACGAATAGCGGCTTTATGCGACGGTGACAATTTCTCGTAAATAGCGCGAACTTTATTATTCATGCCAGGCTCGCGTTTATTCCTTGGTGTCTTAGCCACCACTCACTCTCCAAGCTGGAATCTTCCCGTGCACGCCGTAACGCAGTGCATCGCAGTCATCATCCTCAACCTTAAGCGGCTGTTCTTCACCGCGCTTTGCTGCCGCAGCATCCCAAGCATAAGTCGGTACGCGCTTAGCAAGTTCAGGACACTCGTCTTTATTGATACGCAGTTTCCGGCGGCTCAGCAATGTGCTGACTGTGTGGATGCCTTTAATAACTGAATTGTCGGCCTCAGTTACCCAAAACCCACGAAGGTTCAACTCAGCCCGCAGGCTAGCAGCCTCAGGCGGTAAGATAACTTGGTAGCCGCGACCACCCATGAACTCTTCAAGGTCATCGCAATACTGACCGTCAGTCTTTTGGCGAAGTTGAATACGGCTATCCCACCGCTGTTCGCGCGTCACCCAGATAACGTCACCGTCGTCGTAGAACTCAAGGTGCGCTTGGACATGGTCAACACCAGGATCAATGGAATACCAACGGTCAACAAAGCCGCCAGCATTCTTTAACTGAATAGGTTCAGTTTTGTTGGTGCAAGTATTTAGATTCTCATTCCAGCTGTCACGGAAAATACTGCCTTCCGCCACAACCCAGAGGCCGTTAATGTAACGTAACTTGAAAACACCGGTCTGACTAGCAACAATAGACGCTTTGGTCCGCGCATCAATGTTAGGATTGTCATCAAGTGTAAAGTGTATAACTTCAAGATCTTTGGCAAAAGCCTCGTTGTCAATAACATCGGCTTTAAGGTAGCAATAAGGATTACCTGGGTTTGTGCTTCCGTAGAACCTGGCGCCTTGGGGCGACATGCGCATGAATAGCTGTGCAAGGAACGACTTCGGATACTCTACAACTTCATCAGAGACAGCTAGGCCCACAGTTGAACCAAGAATCTGCTTGTAAGATGCTTCATCCTTTGCGCCAAGGCAAAACCACTGTTTGCCAAAAAGCCACAACTCACCAGTGGACAG